TGGACAGCTATTTAGAGGACATTTTAAATGCAGAACTTCAATGTGATTGTCAAGAATGAATCCTTATCAAAAACTACTAAGCCGGAAACGGAAATGGACACCAGTACAAACAACTGCTGGTACATGCAAGGAGGGTGCACACGAAACGTTGCTCCGTGCCCTTGCCTTAAGACATATGGAACTGCCTGTGGGAGATTTTATTCGTGATGCATTGGTTACCGACGTACCGGAGTCATCGCGAGAGATTCTCGAGTCAAACATCAAAGACGAAGAGAACCACGACTTGGCACTTGGTTACATTGCCAATGCTTACGGGGTTGATCAAAAGGCTGAAGCTGAAGCGTTACGGTTACGTGATGCTTGGACAGCGCATCCGGATCATACGATCCTCAAAGCGATGGTTGCCGAGCGTGCAATTTTCTTCGTTCTTTTACCATTGCTCCGCGCTAATGGTGACAGTGGAATGCGCACAGTGAGTGCAGATATCTCACGAGACGAACAGATTCACGTTGCAACTAATTCAATTGTATGTAGAGAATTAGGACTGGAGGTTTCTCCAAGTCTAGACAAACTACGTAAAGCAACAATCAATTGGGTTATGCAACCACTTGGTAGTAACACCGACAAATATTTAGACAAAAAATTTTGGCTGGATTCCAGTGACAACCTGATGTATCAAGGCAAGGCTCCAGAGCTTTCCTTTACTAAGTCTGCACGGATGCCAGCATTCTTTGAGCATAGTAATGTCAATCTCCCCCAATACGCTTGAGCCTTTGTTTGGCCCAAGTCCTGATCAGATCCTCCAAGAGATGGAGGAGTTTTTTCCTAACGTAACACCATCACCTGATAACAACCTAAGCCAGATTATGTATAAGTCTGGACAGCGTTCTGTTGTCGAATGGTTAATCAATCGACTCGATAAAAACTAATGTGTATTTTCGGACGTTCAACACCCTCAGCACCAAAAATTAAACCGCCAGCGCCACCACCACCTACTCCACCTGCACCTTCAGCTCCTAAGCCGTTACCAACTCCCACTCCACTTGACACTGAGGATGAGAAAACAAAACCCAATGTCAAGTACGGTAAAAAGAAAGCTGACTCTTCACGAGCACGAGCTGGGCGTACAGCAGACAGCCTACGCATCCCTCTAAACAATCCATCAACTGGTGGTAGTACCGGAGGATTAAATGCTTAGTGCACGTATGGCTTATGACCGTCTTTCATCTACCCGTAGTCAGTTCTTGAATACGGCTATTGAATGTGCGGAACTAACATTGCCGTACCTGCTTACTGATGATACGAGTACCACCAATTCACGTAAGCGGCTACCTATGCCGTGGCAGTCAATCGGTGCAAAAAATGTAGTGAGCCTGGCATCCAAGTTGATGCTTGCTTTGCTACCTCCTCAAACCACCTTCTTCAAACTACAGGTACGCGACGACAAGTTGGGTGAGATGGACTCCCCTGAGATTCGCAGTGAGCTGGACCTTTCGTTCAGCAAGATTGAGCGGATCATCATGGACTTCATTGCTGCTTCTAATGATCGTGTAGTAGTCCATCAAGCAATCAAACATCTGATTGTTGGTGGCAACGCCCTTATCTTTATGGGCAAAGATGGTCTAAAGAACTTTCCACTAAACCGTTTCGTGGTTAACCGCGACGGTAACGGGAGTGTGATTGAGATCGTCACTAAAGAAATGATCAGTAAAGAACTGCTAGGAGATATTGCTGCTGACTCCAAGCGTGTTGTAGATGACTCTGAATCTAAGGATGATGATGTCGATGTCTATACCTATGTACGTCTAGATAATGGACGTTGGGTATGGCATCAAGAAGTCTTTGACAAAGTGATTCCAGGTAGCCGTAGTACGGCACCTAAGAATGCCAGCCCTTGGTTACCTCTCCGCTTCAACACTGTTGATGGTGAGGACTACGGACGTGGCAGGGTAGAGGAATTCCTTGGTGACTACCGTGCACTCGATGCACTAAGCCAAGCCTTGATCGAAGGCTCTGCTGCTGCAGCAAAGGTAGTGTTCATGGTATCTCCATCGAGTACTACTAAACCAGCAACGCTTGCTAAGGCTGGTAACGGTGCAATCATCCAGGGCAGACCTGATGATGTATCAGTTGTACAGGTTGGTAAGACCGCTGACTTTGCAACTGCTGCCAACTTGGCACAGCAAATTGAACGTCGTGTTGGTGAAGCATTTCTTCAACTCAACATCAGACAATCAGAGCGAACAACGGCTGAAGAGGTACGCCTCACTCAGCTTGAACTAGAACAACAACTAGGTGGACTCTTTAGTTTGCTGACTGTTGAGTTCCTTGTTCCATACCTGAACAGGATCATGCTTGTCCTGCAACGTAATGGTCAGCTACCAAAGATCCCTAAAGAGTTTGTACGTCCACAGATTGTGGCTGGTGTAAATGCTTTGGGTCGTGGTCAAGACCGTGAAAGCCTTGCCAACTTTATGGGCACCATTGCTCAGACCTTAGGTCCAGAAGCTTTGATGAAATATATCAACCCTTCTGAAGTTGTCAAAAGACTAGCCGCTGCACAAGGTATTGATGCACTCAATCTTATTAAGACTGAAGAGCAACTCAACCAAGAGATGCAGCAACAACAACAAGATCAGCTAGGACAATCACTTGTCGATCAAGCTGGTCAACTATCTAAATCACCAATGGCTGAACAAGCCATGATGGGTGAACCTGAAGAACAACCTACTGAATAATGGCAGAAACTCTAACCTACGACAACACCCCTGAAGCTGAAGTACTGACTCCTGACGAGCAGGAATCACTTCAGATAGGAGAGCAACTACAAGAAGAACAAGAGCAGTTACTGGCTGGTAAATACACCAATGCTGAAGAGCTAGAGAAAGCTTACATCGAACTACAGAAAAAGTTGGGCGATACAGAAGAGGAAGCTGGTGAGCCTGATGATGAGCAAGTTAATGAACCTGAGCCTGAAGTTTCTCCTGCTCAATCCTTAATTACTGATGCATCTACAGAGTATGCAGAGAATGGAAAGTTGTCTGAAGAGATGATGTCTAAATTCTCAGAGATGAGTAGTCAAGATATTGTACAAGCTTATGTAGATATGCAAGCTAATGCACCTCAAGCTGAGACTGCTGAACTTAGTGAGTCAGAAGTTAATTCCATCAAAAACTCTGTTGGTGGTGATCAGGCTTATGACAATGTCATGCAGTGGGCTGGTGACAACCTAACTCCTGATCAAGTTGATGCCTTTGACAACATCATCGCAACCGGAAATTCTAATGTTATTCAAATGATGGTTAATGGTCTCAAGGCTCAATACGATTCTTCTAATGGATACGAAGGCAGGATGCTGTCTGGCAAGTCTGCCAACGCTAGCTCCTCTGATGTATTCCGTAGCCAGGCAGAACTTGTCGCGGCAATGAGTGATTCACGTTACGAATCAGATCCTGCATATCGTAATGACTTGCTAGAAAAACTTGATCGTTCAGATCTCAACTTTTAATTTACACCCCTTACTTACTTAACATGAAATCTATTATTATTACTGGCCTTTTGATCTCTGCTGCTGGTGCAGCACAAGCCGGACCTTACGCCAACGTAGAAGTCAACTCAGGATTCTTTGGATCTGATTACACAGGATCTGCAACGGATGTACACGTAGGGTATGAAGGTGATAGCTGGTATGTGCAGGGAGGACCTGCCCTGCTGGCTCCTGACAATGCTGATGGTGACATTGAACTGTCTGGTAAAGCAGGCGGCTCATATGGGATCAGTGATGCACTATCCGTATATGGAGAGGTGTCTTTTCTGACTGGTGATACAACTAGCTACGGAACTAAGGCAGGTCTGAAGTACAACTTCTGATGAACGATACACAGATCTGGCCAACTGAACCACGCATGTATATGGATGAAACTAAAGTGAATCACAACGTTAATGCTGAGCTGCTCAATGGTCGTCTGGCAATGCTAGGTGTCATGGCAGCACTAGGTGCTTATGCACTGACTGGTCAACTTATCCCTGGAGTTTGGTAATGCCACAAGGTAAAGGAACGTACGGTACAAAGAAAGGTCGTCCACCTACTAAGAAAAAGTAATGGCTAAACCTGGTCTCTATGCAAACATCCACGCTAAGCGCAAACGTATTGCTGCTGGTAGTGGAGAGAAGATGAGGAAGCCTGGATCTGCAGGTGCTCCTACTAAAGCTAACTTCAAACGTTCAGCTAAAACCGCCAAGAAAAAATAGCTAAATAGAATAAGGGAGGTGCAATTCCTCCCCTAGCTCTAGCCGGCCACGGCTTTAAACTGGTCTTACTTACTTGTTACAAGAAACACAATGCACTATTT